CTTTCGCAGATGGGTGTTGTCAAGCAGCAGATCTTCGAGATCGAAGGTATCGCCGACTTCATGCGCGGTGAGACACAGGCGTATGACTCCGCTGCCGCCATCAAGCAGAAGGGACAGTTCGCCCCTAACCGTCTTGGCATGGAGCAGAAGACCGTCGCCAAGTACGTCGAGCGCCTTATTCAGCTCAAGACGCACATCATTTCGAAGTTCTACAAGCCTGAGATTCTCGTTGACCACGCTGGCGCCATCCCTGAAGCGGACAAGCAGTACCTCGCACAGGCTGTGCAGCTGTTGCAGTCCAACTTCAAGGCGAACTTCAGCCTGTCCGTTTCGGTTGACTCCATTCAGGACACCTACTGGCGCGTAGAGCAGGAAGAGCGTGCCAACACCGTTCGCACCGTCAGCGGAATGCTCCAGCAGGCTGGTCCAGCTATGCAGCAGCAGCCACAGATTGCGCCGCTCGTCATTGAGCTTATCCGCTACGCCGTTGCCGGCACCAAGGGTGCTGAAGCTATCGAGGGCATCCTCGATTCGACTCTCGATCAGGTGCAGCAGGCCCTCAAGGCCAGCGCTGGTCAGCCGAAGTCGCCAAGCAAGGAAGAGATCAAGGCACAGATTGCCGAGCAGAAGAACCAGACCGACATGGCCATCTCTACACAGAAGAACCAGACGGACATGGCTATCGCTCAGTCTGAGGCGTCGAGCCGCGCCATCAACGACCAGCAAGAGCTTGAGGTGGCAAAGATGAACACCCAAGTGAGCGCCGTAGAGGCGTCAGCCAAGCTGCTCACCGCAATGCACAAGCAGACGCTTGATCTGTCGAGGGGAAGCTAATGCCTTTCTACCTCGCCGAGTGCCCTAAGTGCAACGCACAGCATGAGTACATGTGCAAGATCGCCGACCGCGCCAAGACACCGCGCTGTTGCAAGACAAAGACCGTGCGCGTCATTGAAGCCCCGCAGGTCGCCGCCTACTCAACCCTGACTGGCTGGAAGGACGTTCAAGTCAACGGCAAGCACTTCGCCTCAGGCGATTTGGCAAAGAAGTACATCAAGGACAAAGACCTCTGCACTCAGGACGAAGGCAAGGCCCGCTCCGAGCAGGCCATCCGCAACCGCAAGCAGACGTACAAGAAGGATTTGAGGGCCGACCTTACGAAGGCCGTCAATAAACACTGGCAACACTAACAACAAGAAGAAGGAATACCCGCCATGTCAGACGAAACAATCGCCACTGGCAACGGAGAGACCCAGACCACTATCGTCGAAGAGACGACTGCTACCTCTACCGCTGCCCCTGAAACCACCACCACAGCCATTGAAACGGCTGCCAAGGACAACAGCCTCAAGGCCGTTCTTGGCCGCAACTTCGACAAGCTGACAGCGAAAGCTGGGGATACAACGCAGGCTCCAGCTGCCACCAGCACTGCTGCCCCTGCCGGTGAAATGGACCCAATCACTGGTCGCAAGCTCGACCCAATCAAGGCCCCACAGAGCGTCCCTCTCGCAATGCGCGAGAAGTGGGCGGCTGTACCACGCGAATTCCAAGAGTTTTGGGCTAAGCGTGAGAACGACATCAACACTCGCCTTACTCAGACCGCCGAGGACCGCAAGTTTGCTGACCGCTTCAAGACTGTGCTTCAGCCTTACTCCGAGGTGTTCAAGCAGCACGGTGTAGACAGCGTTCAACACGTACACGGCCTACTTCAGGTGAACCACGCCCTACACGCCGGCACCCCTGAGCAGCGCGCTCAGATCCTCTTCAATCTCGTAAATCAGTTCATCGGACAGGACCCTAAGGGTCGCCAGGTCTTCGGTGGTCTGCTGACCGGCAAGGTGCAGCATATCCCTGCCGCGCAGGGTGTCCCAACCGCGCCTGAGAAGTCTGTTGACCAGCTCGTTGAAGAGCGTATGCAGAGCAAGAGCAGCGAAGCGGAACTCGCGAGCGGCGCCACCGCGCTAGATGCGTTCCTAGCTGATCCAGCCAACGAGTTCGCGGATGACCAGGAGATTCGAGATTTGATGGGAACGGCCCTTGAGGCTGGACTTGTCAAGGGCGATACCTGGGCGGACGTATGGAAGAACGCCTACGCATTCGCCTGTTCTAACCACCAAGGTGTGAAGACCGTTCTAGCGGGTCGTCAGACTCAACAGAGCACCACGGCGGCTGTAACGACCACGACGACTCCAACAAAGCCCGTCCAGTCGGTAAAGCCATCCGCAGGCGCTGGTACTCGCACAAACGCCAACATGAAGGGCAAGTCGCTTCGTGAGCAGCTTGAGGCAGCAATGGATCAGCACGGCAGCTGAGCTTTTTGCGACCCCGGTGTAAATAAAAGCAGAAGAACAACACACAGACGCGGCTGATCGATTGGTTTCAGTCAGCCGCTAACTGTGGGCGTAGATGATCGTGGCCAGCGAGTTCCACCCCAACCATTGCAAGGTTGGTCATTGGAGCTGACAAGCACGGCGATCTACACGCTCGACCTCAAGTCTTAGAGAAGGCCAGCGAGCCGACACGTTCACTCTGAACGCCAGTCGAGCTGACAAGCACGTTCCCTGAAGGCGTTGACGGTTCCTAACACGAAACCGCTTAACGATTCATTGGAGAACTACAAATGACATTCCCAGTTGGGCAAATCATTGCCACCACTTACGAGAGCCGCAACGGCAAGCTCTCAGACAACTTGACTGCGCACAACGCGCTGTTCAACCACATTAACAAGTCCGGCAACGTCAAGTCGTTCTCGGGCGGCTCAGTCATCACTGAAGAGCTTGTTTGGGCTGCAAACGGTAACGCTGGTTCGTACAGCGGTGCTGACGCGCTGACCGTGAACGAAACCGGCGGCATCGACCGCGCTGAGTTCGACATGAAGCAGTACGCGGCTCCTATCGTCTTCACGGGTCGTGACGAGCTGATGAACGCTGGCAAGGAAAAGGTCATTGACCTTCTCGAAGCCAAGATCGAGCAGGCTGAAACCTCGCTCTTCAACAAGCTCAACGTTGACGCATACGGCGACGGTACCGGCAACTCAAGCAAGGTCATCACTGGTCTCGCTGCTGCTGTTTCTACCTCACCATCCTCGGGTACCTACGGTTCTATCGACCGTTCGAACTCGTCATACGCTTTCTGGCGCAACAAGAACTACATCTCTGGTGTGGACTTCACGTCTGGTCAGGCAGCAACTTCCTCCACCATCATCAACCAGCTCGGTCAGGTTGTTCAGGGCGTTACCTTCGGTAGCAACCGTCCAACCGTAATCATCGCTGGTCTGACTGTCTACAACCTGCTTCTCGGTGCGACCACCGCGAACCAGCGCTTCATGGACGGTGGCAAGGCGGACGCTGGCTTCCAGTCGCTTGACTTCCAGGGCATTCCAGTTGTGTACGACGCTGCTAACGCATCGTTCCTCGCAACTCAGGCATACGCTCTGAACACCAAGTTCCTGCGTCTCCGCGTTCACAAGGACCGTAACTTCGTGATGCTGAAGGGCAAGGACCCATCGAACCAGGACCTCACCATCGAGACTCTCGTATGGGCAGGCAACCTGACTTCAAGCGGTCAGCGCTACCAGGCTGTCTACAGCTCACTCGCGTCATAAGGAGTAAGCACCATGGCACTTGGAATCCTCACATACCCAGGCGCACCTGCACCGGGCACGACCGACACCACCCCAAAGGTGGCGCTCGGTCTGACCGCTCAGGCCGTCAATGATGCAACCAACCCACAGTCCGCTGTGGAGTTGGTTTACCTGAAGGGTGTTGCATCCACCGCTGTCGGCGATGTCGTCACGTACAACCCAGCAACGGGCGTTACAGCCCGTCTTGTTGCAAGTGCTCGTGGCCCAGTTGCCGTAGCTCTAGCGGCCTGCACAGCTGGCTTGTACAGCTGGTACGCCATCCGTGGTGTCGTGTCGGCGAAGGCTGGCACCGTCGTTTCTGGTACTCCAGCGTTTGCATGTGCAACCACCGCTCAGGTGGACGATGCCAACGTTTCGGGTGACAAGATCGACGGCATGACGTTTGCCTCTGCTGACTCGGCTGGTCTCGCCTCAGTGGCGCTGAACTACCCAGTGTTGAACGGCAACGACGTAAGCGGCGCTTAACGCGTAGGCATCACATCGAAATGTAGGGCTGGCTTCGCAAGAGGTCAGCCCTTTTTGCTGCCCGCTGTAAATAAGAACGCAGCAATATCGCTGTTAACCATTGAGGCCAACCGATAACAAGGTTGGAACCGCACAATGTCCGAAGAGCTATCTGTTCACCGTAAAATGTACGACGAAGCCGCCAACATGGCCGCCAAGTCGCAAATCCTTGGCCTGCACCAGCTTGACGCCGATGGCGAAATCTTTCGCGATAGTCGTGGTCGCATCCTAGGCTCCCGCAGCGGCGATCTGCACTCAGACGCCATCCTTGTCGTGAAGTTCTCACGTCGTAAGGTCCTTCACAAGTTCAAGACCATCGAAGCCGGCAACCCAGTCCTTGTAGACGTGGAGTTCATCACCTATTTCGTTCCAGGCAAGGAACGAGAGCTGATCAACGACAGACCTGTCAACGACTACGACAAGTGGCGCTTCAAAAAGGAATATGAAGCCTTCTCGTCAGGCGGAGCGGGTGATGGCACTGCCATCTCGGCCCTTAGCCTGTCTCCAGGCGATATCTCGGCCCTCAACAACAACGGCATCTACACAGTCGAGCAGCTTGCGACCATCTCTGATGATGTGTGCAAGGTCATCCCGAATGTGTCCGATCACCGCACCGCTGCTGAGCGTTATCTCAAGACGCAAGTCACCGCAAGTACGAAGGAACTTCAGGAACGCCTTGCTGCTCAGGGCGAGCAGATCGAGGAACTGAAGAAGATGTTGGCCGCTTCACTGCCAGACAAGAAGTCTGGCAAGAAGGCTGGCAGCGAAGAGTAAAGAGGCGGGTATGTAAATACCGGCAGTCCTTCATAACTGAGGCTGCCGGTAAATGAGCCGCAAGACCGTACTCGAAATTTCGCGCGATGTCGCGCCGACCATCAACCTCTCGCAGCCGCAGAGCGTATTTGCCAACACGAACGGTTCTATCGTCAAGCTCCGTGAGCTGATGAAGCTCGCTTGTGTCGATCTACTCGCAGAGCATCCTTGGCAGTTTCTACAGAAAGAGACGACCCTCACCACGGTTGCCGATCAGGAGGCATACGACCTCCCTGCCCTCTGCGATCACCTGACGGCCCTCTCCTTCTATGACTCCACACAGGGCAAGCGCCTCAGCGGCTCCCTGACCTCGACTCAGTGGCAGGCCGTTCAGACTGCGGTTGGCGGCAATTCTCCATACAAGAAGTTCCGCTTGTTCGACAACAAGCTGCACCTCTCCCCAACACCGAGCGACAGCTCTACAACCATCAACTACGAGTACGTCACCAGCGCCTACGCAACGTCCTCAGGTGGTACGCCAAAGAGCGAGATTTCCGAAGACTCGGACATCGTCCTTTTCGACCACATCCTGGTCATCTATGCCACCAAGCTGAAGTGGGCAGAGGCACAGGGTAACGACACCACCGCCGCCCTCGCCGATTACCAGCGTGCCCTCGAACACGCCAAGAGCAAGGACGTTCCCGGCGATGTCATTCACATGGGTCGGAAGCCGTCTTCTGGCCTCATCTCGACCGCCAACATTCCTGACTGGGCGTAAGCGTGGCTAAGTTCACTAAGCGCCCCGTCCAACGCACGAACAGGATCGTTCCTGCCTCACCGCCGTACAAGGGCTTGAATGACATTCAGCCTGTTGCGGCGATGGACCCTGAGTACGCCATTGTCTTCGACAACTTCCTCGCCAAGACCATTGGGCCAACGACGCGCCTAGGCTCCCGTAAGCACTACTCCGGGTTTACCTCTGGCGTTAAGTCCTTCATCCGCTACAACGGAAAGGTGCCTGCCGACAGCAAGCTTTTCGCTGTTGACGGTGCTGACCTTTACGACATCACTGCGAATGGCGCGGTTGGCGATGACGCCCCTCTGGTGACCGGCCTCTCTACATCAAACGTTTGGTGGCAGTTCACACAGCAGACCCACACAACGGCGACCCACAACTACCTCATTGCGGTGAACGGCGCAAACCTGCCGATCCTCTACAACGGTACGTGGTCAACGGCATCGCAGACCGGCTCCCCGTCTGCTGCTGGTGAGTTCAGCAACGTGGACAACAACGGCAACTCGGTAGACATCTCAAGGTTCAAGGACGTATCACTCCACCAACAGCGCCTGTGGTTTGTCAGCACAAACAGCACCATCGGGTACTACAACGACATCGCGCAAGTCGGCGGCGATCTGTTCGCCTTCGACTTTGGCCCATTCTTTCCACGCGGCGGCAACCTTCACAAGATCGCCACTTGGACCCTTGACGCTGGCGGTGACAGCGGTGTCCAGGCAATCCTCATTGCCATCTCGTCTAACGGCGACGTTGTCGTGTTCGACGGCAACAACCCCGCTGATGCGGCCTCGTGGCAGTACAGAGGGTCCTACCAACTAGGCGCTCCAGTGGGTCAGCGCTGCACTGAGCCATTTCAGGGTGAACTGCTCTACCTCTCGGTAGAGGGTCTCTTCCCGCTTTCCAAGTACCTACGCTCTGCCGGCACGGACCCGACTCAGGCGCTGACGTACAACATTTCCAACGCCATTTCCTCCCTCGTCAACACGTACACCAACCTAGACGGGTTTGAGGTCAAGTCCTTCGCTCCGCAAAGCGCACTGGTGCTGAACATCCCCCAGCCAG